TACTTGGGCTCCTTGACCATCACACCGCCGGTTCGGGTCTCCTTCACCATGCCGCTCCACGGATACAGATTGTCAAAGGGGGAGGAACCGGTCCCATTGCTGACTGCCGGAGAGGGGTCTCTGAATCCGGCGGCCCGGTCGGTGCGGGTGCCTTTTGTTGGGCCGCTGCTGGTCCAGTCCCACTCCACGCCGTAGATATGGGGCGGAGGAAGGAGACCGGGCTTTATCATCCTTGACACAAAGACCATCACTCCACCTGCTTCCAGCCATAGGCGTCCGGCCTCCAGACGTTCCCATCCACCATGGATTCATACCGAATCCCGCTGTAGCTCACGATATCCCCGGTTTGATAGGCGTCGTGGGCCCCGGCGGGCTGAGACCAGAGGGGCGTCCCCTGCCCGTCCATTCCAAAGGCGTCATAAAGGGAGGCTGAGACGTCCGGCGTCCAGTCCTCCTGGGAGGTGTGGGCCTGGATAACCTTGTAGAGCTTGGGGTCCCCCAGCGGGTCCTCCCCATACCGGATAATCTCTCCCACAGCGTAGCTTTTGCCCGTTTCCCAGGCGGGATAGACAGCCGCCACCTCCAGGGCCTGGGTCTCAGTGAGGGTGGAGGCGAATATCTGGAGGACCCGCCGGAGCTGTTCCGCCATTTGCAGCCTGTCCATTCACATCACCCCCAGCATTACATTCAGCACCTCGCCGTCGGTGGGGACATGGACATGCTCCACAGGCACAGGCTCGGGCTTGTTGGTCAGGGTCAGGAGGGTCCCGGCGTAGGTCTGCCGGGCATAGCTTCCAGCGTCATCCTCACTCATGAGGAACCCGTCATCCCGGTACATTTGGACCTTCCCGGATACGGTGCCGGGGTCCGGGGAGACAGACAGATATTTGATGGTGTCATCTGTCACCACCCGCCGGGAGACCGTGTATTTTTTCTTTCCGATTTTTAAGTACATGGTTTCCTCCTATACTGCAAAGCCGGGCGCCACGCCCCAGGAACTGGACGCGCTCGTGGTGTTGGCCCTGCCGTCGCCGTTGAGTCGGCAGAAAGGGTTGGAGTTCGTCGCATAGACGGACCGACAGGCCACACTGGCCGCCGTGCCGGTGGCGTTGTGCTTATAGTGGATCTTGCTGTTGCCCGCCTGGTAATAGGCGTACTGCTGCTGGTAGTTCTGCTCCGCGCTGTTGGCGTAGGTACGGGCGCCGTGGTACTCGAACTCCGCCAGTTCAAACAGATAATCCGTGGTGCTGGTCACATAACTGGCCGTGTTGGACCCGCCGCCGGTGTTGTCGCTGTACTTGGTTACGGCTTTCATAACGGCCCGCAGATCGGCTGGCAGGGCCGCTAACAAGGAATTAGCCGGCGGTCTTGCGGGAGTCCCAGAGTTCCCCAACAGTGCCAGCCTGTGATAGCTGTCCTTCCAGCCACCGGAATTGCTGTTGTTCGGGTTCATGTTGAAATACCCATTTTTGCTCTGAGAAGTTCCATACTGGGCGTCGCAGAGGGCCACCAGCGTCCCATCCAGCATCGCGATGCCAAAGTGGATGAGGTTTTCTCCCTCCAACGCGGCGTTGTGGTTGATGCCCAGAATAAAGGCTTGCAGTTCCAGGTTGGAAAAGGTGGTGTGCCCCACCTGCCCATTGAGCACAAAGGATTTTGTGTCGCCAGGACTCCACGGCGCAATTCCAAGGGAAGCCGCCTCTGCGATGTCCGCCCAGGAGTTGTTCTCCAGGACCGGGTCAAGGGATTTGGTCAAAAGCCCCCGTGTCGCAAAAAATACCATCAGGCTGCCACCTCCGTTTCCTGGAAGGTGAAGTCGTAGGGGAGGATCAAAGCGGGGCGGAGGCCATAGGCGCTGATGACGCTCCAGCCGTTGCAGTTGCCGTCGGAGAGGACGGCCCACACGCTGTAGGTGTAGCGGGTGTACGGGGAGCGGAGCCACCAGAAGGCGGCGTTTCCGTTCAGCGTCGCCACACGCTTCTGGTCGGCAAAGGAGCCGGTTCCATCAATGAAGTAATCCAGCTTCGCGCCATCGTTGGGAAAATACTGGTTGTCGCTACTGTCCCATCCGACCTCTTTGCCGGACAGCAGGAAAATCTTGCAGGACAGGCCGTTGGCCCCGTTCCGGTCGGTGCCGCCGGAACCTCCGTTCTGACGGTAAGGGATTTTGACCTGCTTGATCGCGTTGCGGATGTCGGTGTCGTAGCGGTTGATCCAGGTGTTGTTCAGGTACGAGTGAATGTCCGAACTCTCCAGCACGTTGGAGTTCCCGGAGTCCCACACCCGGTTCTCTGCGATGTCCTGCCGCAAGAGCCAGGTCCCGTCGCAACTGGTGTCATAGGAGCTGGATGGGCGGCCCTGGTGGACTACAAGGTAATTCGCGGGGACACCGTTCTCATGGAGGAGGACTTCCTGCCCCACCTCCAAATCCCCCGCCCTGATTTCTGTGGAGACCGCGCTGGCCCGGTGCAGAAAGATCATCCGCTCACCCCCACCTTGACCGGGAGATTGACTGTGGGCTTTTCGTAGCAGTAGAAGGTCAGCGTCCCGGCCCCCTGAGCAGGGTTCCTCTGGGAGACCAGCGCCCAGGCGTTGATGGCTTCGGTGTCAGCGTCTGAGTCGGTCCCGGGGGTATCCACGTCCACAGTTACCACCTTGCTGTCCGCCGCCACAATCGAGCAGGCCACCTGCTGGCTAAATGGCGCGTTGTCTCCTGTCCATCCGGCGGAAGACAGGGTGACTGTCGCAGAATTAGAGGGGAGGCCAGCCCCTACATCTCCGGCGCTCAGCGTCACATCAGAGGAAAGCGGCTTGCTGTTGATGGTGCGGGTGGTGGGCACTGCCCCGACCTCTTCCGCAGTCGGGGTCCAACTGGACGCTCTCGCGCCCACATCTTCCGCGCCCAATGTGATATCCGCGCTCAGCGCCTTTCCATTGACTGTCCTGGATACCGGGACGGCCCCCACATCAGCGGCAGAGGGCGTCCATGTGCTGGGCCTTGCCCCCACCTGCTCCGCGGTGTAGTCCCCATTTTGGGGCGTCACGGCCCCGGTCCTGCCATTGAAGGTCGTCACTCCGGTGTCGGGTGCGTTCTCCCACTCTGGAGCCCCCTCAGCGCCAACCGTCAAAATCTGTCCCTGGGTGCCTCCGGTTGGGAGCTCCTTCGGGACGTCTGCCCATGCAGAGCCCTCCGCCGTCTTGGTGAGCACCTGCCCAGTGGTCCCCCCATCTGGGAACCCGTCTGGTGCGTCCTGCCACGCCTGCCCGCTGGCGGTCTTTGTGAGGACCTGCCCCGCTGTCCCGCCCTCTGGAGCGTCAAGCTTTCCCCCTATGGCGGTGTCCATCTGTCCCTTGCTCACACCGTCCGCCGGGTCTGTGCCATCCGCCATCCCGGTAATTTTGTGGCTGCCCATCTGGAGGTTTCCAGTCATGGGGACCGTACCGTCTGCCATGAAGTCCCCAGACCCGCTTCCAGAGCTGCCCGGGTCCCCCTTCTCCCCCTTTAGGTTCTGGAAGAAGAAGGAAAAGACTTTGGCGGTGTCTGGGCCGGAGGCTGTGACGGTCACAGAGGGAACCCCCGTGTTGTTGTCAATGGTGGCCGTGGGCGTCCCGAACCCCGCCGCCGCGCCATCTGCACCCGGGTCCCCCTGTGCGCCCTGTTCTCCCGGCGGTCCCTGGAGCTGCCCCTGGCTCACCCAGTCGCCGGAGCCGCCAGTGGCGTCCCACATGTAGATGGTGTAGGGCGCCACCGCGCCCACGTTATACATGTCGCCCTGCTGGGGAGAGGGGACCCCTTGACGGAGCTCTTCCAGGCTGCCATAGGTACCGAGAATATCCAGGCCCGTTCCGGTGTCGCCCTTGTCGCCCTTCTCTCCCTTCTCCCCCTGTGTCCCCTTGAGGCCGGTGAAGGAAAAGGCAATGTTTTTTGCGGTGTCCGAGCCAGTGGCCTCCACCTGGACAGACGGTGTGCCAGAGGTGTTGTCCACTGTGGCGGTGACGCTGCCAAACCCTGCCGCCGCGCCGGGCTGGCCCGGGTCTCCCTGGGCACCTTTTTCTCCCGGCTCTCCAGGCTCGCCCTTCTGGCCGGTGGGCCCCTTCAGCCCGGAAAAGGTAAAGGTCATGTTTTTCGCCGTGTTCGGGCCGGAGGTCTGCACCTCCACAGAGGGCGTCCCGCTGGTGTCATCCACCGTTGCGGATACCGTCCCGAATCCAGCCGCGGGTCCAGGGTCGCCCTGCGGGCCCGTTGCACCCTGTGCTCCAGGAGCGCCCTGTGGACCCTGTGCGCCGGTGTCTCCCTTCGGTCCGGCTGGTCCCTGGGGTCCTGTGTCACCCTTCGCTCCGGCGTCTCCCTTCGCGCCGGCCGGGCCCTGAATGCTGCCCTTGTCCTCCCACTGGCTCTCGTCCTGGTTCCAGACATAGAGGTCCATGCCCACCAGATAGGAATCGCCTTCTTTCCCGGTGGGGTGCTCGGATACCAGCTCTTCATAGGTATCGTAGTATCCGTTGGTAAAGGGTTCTCCGGTCTCGCCCTTCAGGCTCTCCAGCCACTCCTCCTCGGTCCCGGAGAAGCCGTGCTTGACGGCAATCCCATAGGCCGTGAGGTAGTAGCCGCGCCAGTTGTCTCCGTTTCTCCTGTCAAAGCTCATAGCAGTCCCTCCCTGTGGGCGTCCGCCGGTTCATAATACAGGGCGAACCACCGCAAAAACTCGCCGTAGTCGGCGTTGAACATCTGCATGGTGTTGGTGTACTTCTCATACTCCCCGTTGGCATAGTCGATCTTGGCCTCCAGGAAGGAGCGGTAGAGCTTGTCATGGGGCGCTTCCACCAGCAGCTCCGTATTCTTGTCCGATTCATAGCTGTACCGGACCAGGTCCACGGGGTGGAAGAGAAAGATTTCTGTCTGGACCATCCCCTCCACCTCGTTGAGCCACTCCGTCTTGGTCTCATTGGAAAAGGCGTTGGGCTTGATCTCGTCCACCGCCTTGATGCACTTGTCTATGGTCAAGCCGTTCACCTCGATAGAAAAGAAGCCGGGGGCGGTTGTCCGCCGCCCGGCCAAGGATCAGCTTCCGATCAGCTCCGTGCCGCCGGTCACGCCGCCCACCGCGGCGAAGCGCCAGTCGTTGAAGCCGGCAGTGAACCGGGCCCTGCCCTTCCAGATGTTGGCGTCATTGCCGGGGTCGATCTCACTTCTCACGTTGAGGGTGATCCGGTCGAACCACAGAGCCCCGCCGTAGGTCTCGTTATACTTGGAGTCCAGCAGAATCCAAGGAGAGGTGTTGGCGGTGATGAACTGGTTGAGATAGGGCCAGACGATTACATTCCAGCGCCCGTACTGGTAGTTAAAGCCGTTGTTGGAGGTGGTGGGGTCCTTGTCCGCTCCGATGGCGGCAAAGACGTCCTTCTTGAGCTTGTAGTCGTTGGGGATGAGAATGGTGTCCGGGGACACGTCCAGGATTTCGTTGTTGTCCCCCATGAAGCCCTGCATGGCCGTCTCCATGGCCCCCAGAGCGTCGTTGGAGAATGCGTCTGCAAACTTGTTGCTCTGAGTGCTCTTGTTCTTGGTGAGGACGGAGGGGTGGTCTGTGGCAAAGAGGGCCTTCCCATCCGCGGTGGCCGCGTCAAACTTCTTTCCGTTGAAGTTAAAGGACGTGTTTCCGCTGATGGCATTCCCGTACAGGGCAGCGCCGAACTTCTCCCTGGTCCGGTGGTAACCGGCGATGAACTGTGCGGGGCGCTTCTTGAGGTCCATGATCTTGGCGTCCTCCACGATCTCCTGGGACATCGCGAAGGAATCCTTCCATGTCATGTGCTCCAGGAACTTGTCAAAGCCCTCCTGCATGGAGTCCATGGGATAGGTCCCGTTCTCACCCACGGGCTGGAAGCCCTCCATGGCGGTCATGGTCCCCATCTTCTCCCCGAACTTGTTGGAGGTCTCCATATTGAAGACGTCCTTGAGGATACTCTGCTGCTCGAAGGCTTCTCCCCGCTTCTCCAGGAACATGCGGATGGGAGCCTGAGATTTCCCAAAAATGCTGTCCTGGAGGCCGGAGCCCTCAGTGAATGTGATTCCTGCCATATTCATTCACGGGCTTCTGCCCGCTTTCTCTCCTTTCTTTTGGTCATTTTTGCGGGATCTTTAGCCACCGCCACCGCCGCCCGACGCGGCAGCCACAACTACGCCTGGAAACCGGACGCAAACCGGACTTCCGGCGGTGGTGCCGTCCATCTGGACCACCTCTGCTACGCCTCCCGTGGTGGTAGCTGTGACCTGAAGGCCGTCAGTGTGAATGGTCACTTTGTCTCCGAGCTTGATCGAGGTGGCGGCCGCCTGGAAGGTGGTCTCAAACATCATATCCGGGAGAACTCTCATCACGGGGATCACGTCCCCGTCGGTCAAGGCCGTCTCTTTTTCGATCATGCTGATGTAACTGGGTGCGGTGGTCCCGCTGGCGATGGCAAGTTTGCCGCTGGTCATGGTCAGGGCCATGCCTACTTTAGGCACAATGGCCCCAGCGGGCAGGTACTCGTGGCCGGGATTCCGGCCGCCGTCCACCTGCTGGATATAAAATGCCATGGTGTTACTCCTTTCTCGTGCTCTTGATATACCTCTGGTAATGCTTCTGAATGTCTTCCTTGGTTGCCCCTGGATTCAGGACACGGTACTCCTCCAAAATACTGTCTGGAACAGAGACCGCCCCATCGCCCCGGGGCTTGGTTTTGCTCAAGTGCTGCTTGGACTGTACGGCATTCACCGCCGCCTGACGGCTTGCGGCTGCTGCCTTAGTGGTCAGGGTGTCATAGTTTGCCAGCTTATAGGCGTCTACAATGGAATACCCCTTCTTCACCATCTCGTAGAGCTTGGGATAGGTCTCCATTTTGGAGAGGTCCTGCAAGCTCTTGATGGAAGGGTCCATTTCCTGTACCTCCCGAAGCTGCTCCTCCACCTTTGCCCTTGCGTCGTGCTCCCTGGCGGCTCTGGCGGCCTTTTCGGCTGCCTCCTTGGCCTCCCGGGCCGCTTTGACCTCGGGCAGCCCATCCACAAAGAGCTTGTACTCCTCCTGGGTCATTCCGGTCTTTTCCAAAAAGCTCTGCTTTCGGTCTGCTTCAAACCGTTCCCGATAGGCTTCATACTCCGCCTTTGTGGTGATGGGCGTTTTGGTGTAGGGGTTGACCAGTCCGGAATTCCGGAAGAACTGGTCAATGGTCTTCTTGGCTTCGGCCTGAGCGTCGGCCTTTGCCTTTTCAATGGCGGCGTCCCGATCCGCTTCCGCTCTGCGCCGGGCGGCGGCGAAATTGGCGTCCTGCTCTGTCTTCCCCTCTGCCGTTTCCGGCTCAGGTCTATCGTCTCCGGCAGGGTCGGCGGCTTCCTGCGCTTCCTCGCCTTGCGCGGTGTTGTCCGTGGATTCGGTCTCAGACGGTTCGGCGACCTCCGTCTCTTCTTCGCCTGTCGTGGTCACCGGTTCTTCGGTCCCAAACACTGCGCCGTAGTCGATGTCGGTCATGGTTTTCTCCTTTCCTTACTTCCCGCTTCTCAGGTCATTGCCCTTCTTCACGGTGCCATTCCCCTTTTTCCCCGTGGAGGGATTGGGGGCGCTGACCTTCTGGACGCCGCTGTGGCTGACCTTCCCGATGTATCCGCTTGCCATCCTCGCTTCCTCCTTTCCTTCATGCTCAAATCACGCGGGTCGGCGTGTTTGTCTGTGTGCTTTGTGTATTTCTCCCCGCGGTCCGCTCCGCGTCCTTTCTGGCCTGGGATACGGTGCTCTGGACCGCCTGGAGCTCCATCTGCTGTTGCTGCATGGCCATCTGCTGCTGCATCATCATCTGCTGCTCCTGCTGCTGGCGCTGGGACTCCTGCTCCAGATAGGTCTTGGTGTCCCCGGCCCCCGGATAGTGCAAAAGCTCCATCTTGGTCCAGAAGAGGATGAGCGTCCGCAGGTTTGTGGGGTCTCCGAAGGCCCCGGTCTGGAGGTTCATCCTCGTCTCCTGCCACATGGCCTCCCGGTTGTTGGCCAGGGGGGCCGAGGTATCACAGGAAAACAGGAAGTCGTCGATCCAGTGCCACTCCCCGCTTTCGTCCTGTTCCAGGAAATCATAGCGGTTAAACTCCTTGTACTCCGCCCTACCCTCGATGTCGTGGGCCACCACCGGACGTGGCTCGTCAGAATAGGCCAGTTTGAACTTAAACATGGCTTCAAAGAGGGCGGCATAGGCCGCGTTCTTCATCACACGTTTGCTCTCCAGGCGGCCGGCGGCCTGAGCCGCGCTGAACTCCTTCGCCGTTCCGCTGGTAGCGGTGGAGTCCTTCCGCCCCTGGAAGGAGTCGGTGATGCCGATGACCTGCCGGGCCTCCTCATAAATCTGCCCCAGGTAGGTCAGGTCCTGCTCGATGTTCCCCTGGAGGTCATAGACATCAATGAAGCTCTTGTCCGCCGCGTTTGGCAGATAGATTTTCTTCATGTCCTCTTCGTCGTACCGGATTTTTGCATCGTTGGGCAGGGTGATATAGGAGCCGGACTTCACCAGCTTGTCGATGATCTTGGCCTCGATGCGGTTGGTGGTGTTCTGCTGGTCCGCGATCTTGTCGATATCGCTGTCCCCCAGGAACTTGCCATAGACCGACACATTCTTCTGGAGGATGACCGGGTAGATGTCCGGCTTGTAGTAGGGGATGCGCGTCGGCTCCTCCACCACTGCCACCACAGGCAGCCCTAGCTCATCCACCTCTTCCGTGACCACCTCTTCCATGGTGGCCCCCGGGATCACCGTCCCATCACTCCGCTGAATGGGGACATAGACCTCTTCGAAGTCCTCCGGTCCATCCTCCCACTGTCTCGCTCCGCAGTAGGGGCAGGTCCCAGCCTCCCGCCTCATGCTCCGCGCCTCCTCCGGGAGGATGCCCTCCTCCGCCGGCGTGTCCATGGGCTCGATGCCCTCCGGCGGCTCCACCGCCCCGCAGACGGCGCACCGCATCAGCCGCCTGGCCTGATAGTCCTCCAGGTCCTCCAGCATCGTGTCGTTGACCCAGCTGAAAAGCCCGATGCCGCCGTCCTTGTTGCGGTAGTAGGCCACATACTGGGTCACCATGTCCTCCGCGGTGCTGCCTCCGTCCCCCTTGACCTCCGGCTCCTCCTCGGACTCGTCAGACACGTCCACGCCATAGGTCCGTTTGATGTATCCCTTGGTCTGGGGCACCTTGAGGAAGAGATAGTCCATGTCCTCGATCCCCGTGTAGACGCCGTCCTGGGGCACGATCTGCCGTGGATGGAGGGCAGAGACATTGATCTCTCCGATGGTGCTCTGGGTCCGCTTAGCGTTGTCCCACTCCACCAGATAGGCCGCGCCCCCCTGGATGGGGACGGTCCGCTCCTGCATGTCGTTGATCTGCTCGATGGGCAGCCGGTCCAGCTCATTCCTCAGCATGTCCTCGATGAGCTTGGCCCGCCACTCGTCCTGCTTCCGCCGGGGCGTCACCTTCGGCTGGGGAATATTGCTGTCCACCTGAGACTCGATCATCTCGGCAGCCAGATTCCGGACATGGGGGGTCTCTGTCTTCCGGGCAGTGCTTACAATGGGGCGGATATGGTCGGAGCCCTGATACATCTCCTCCCGCTCATCCATCTTCTCCACTTCATGCTGGTAGGCCGATTCCGCCCGCCGGAGACGGTCCTGCCACAGTCTCAGCCTGTCCTTGTCCTTTTTCCTTGGCATAGGGTCACCTCCTGGGCTTGCCCCACTTTTTGATGAGATATTGCTGCTGCTCCGGGCTGGCGTTGTTGTAGTCCTCCCACATGGATTCGTCCCAGTCCACCGTTTTCTCCGGCGCCGTCTCCACCAAATAAGACTGCTGTGGCCGGATATGGTGGGCGATGGCCAGGGCCATCACGCAGTCGTCGTGCTTGCCCTCCTGGGCCTCGGCCCGCCCGGCCTCGTTTTTGACGAAGGTGAGCATCTCCCCCAGGGTGTCGTAGTCGTGGATGAGCTCCATGTGGTGCTCGGCCAGCTCCACCAGTTCGCTGAGGATGCGGGGGCGGGACACGCTGTCCGTGCGGAAGCCGAAGGACTTCCGGGTTTTCCCGGTGTAGGTGTCCAGGGCCTCCCGGACGTACAGGTTCCGGTAACCCAGCCGCTCCAGCTCCGCGTTGGGGAAGGTGGAGAAGTTGGCCTCCACGCCCAGCAGGGCCCCGTTGTAGTGCAGGCCCAGGCAGTAGAGCTGCCGCACGAACTCGCCCTCCCCGTTCTCCTGCCGGAGCACCGCCGCCTGTTCGCCGGTGGTGTTGTCCAGCACCTGCCCCACGAAGAAGTCCGAGCCCTCCCCGGCAGTGTCCGCGCCGATCACATAGGGGTATCCATCCTTTGGCGCGGTGTAGATGGAGATCTCCCCGTCCCAGGCGTCCGTCCACCGGATGTTGCGGATGGCCGAGCCGTCGTAGTCGTAGGCAAACCGGCCCGTCCGCTTCTCCCGGCGGCGCACCTGCTCCCGGCGCAGGATAATCGCCGCCTGATTGAAGATGCACCGGCCGGAGGCGATAAACGCCTCGTCCGGGCTGGCCGGGTACTCCTGGTGGAACAGGTCTAGGTCTCCGCCGCAGTTGTTGCGGATGCACCACCGCCTCCAAGTGATCTGCTCGTCGTCTAGACCGTAGGTCTCTTTCAGCTCCGCCTCCTCCGGTGTGGGCTGGAAATCGGCCGGCACCGGTCTCCGGTACTCCGGCATCTCCCACCAGGCGAAGAACACCGGCCGGAATCCGTCTCGCTCCCCCTGCCGCCACGCCTCCACCGAGTCGTCCCACAGATCCTTGAACTCGTCGTAGCCGTTGGCCGTGCTCTCGATCACCACCATGGTGTCCGACTGGTCCGGGATGGACTGCATGATGCCCGCGTAGGTCACCAGCTTCCGCCCCGGCCAGAAGGCGAACTCGGACAGGTGTGCGTTTTTTACCGTGAAGGAGCGGCCCACGCCCCGGCCTCCCGCAGTGGCGCACCGGATTCTGCTTCTCAGCCCAGGCTCCCGCCGCTTCTCCTCCGGGTTCTTGGTCGGGTTCTCGAATAGGATCTCCTGGGCGTTGCTGGCCTTTTTCAGCGGCTGGATCTCCGCCGGCAGCTCCTCGTAAAACAGCCGGTACATAGAGAAGAGGTTTGCCGTGGCGTCCTCCTGGTGGGCCACCACCAGGCTCTCCACCAGCTCTCTGGTAGCCGTCCGGTGGAAGATCAGCCCGCCCGTCATGGTGGAGAACCCCATCTGCCGGGCCTTCAGGATGATCAGCCGGATGGGCCGCCCTGCCCTGGCCTGCTCCGCCACGGCCTCATAGAGCTTTTTCTGGGGCGGGTTGAACCGCAGCGGGACCAGCTTCCCGGCCTTCGTCCGGATTTTGAGGAACCTCTGGACGTACGCCCCGGCGTTCCGCAGGCTAATACTCATATTCTCCGCCGTCCTTCTCATCCTGTTCCCGCAGGAACTCTTCCACGCTGGCGTTATTTGCTTCTTCCTGGACGCCAACCAGATCAAAGATAACCTTGGCCGCCTTGGAGTCGCCCTTCATGGCCTTCAAGGCCAGCCCCGCGATAATGGCCATCTGGTTGTCCACGTCCTCTGGCTCCACGCCGTCCCGGGCCAGCCGATTCCAGGTCCGCTTGTCCGCCACAGGGAGGGACAGGTACAGCTCGGCGGCCTCTCTCAAACTCTTTTTCCGCCGGCGGGACACGCCGGACGCCTGCCCTCCCGCAGACCGGATTTCTCTCTGTTCGCTCTCTGTTCGTTCGTCAAACGGGATAAGGTTCTGTTCATTCGGCATATCACCACCTACTGTTCATAGATTTGGTACCTCCGCCGCCCCTCATGCGGATTTGGTGGCCCAATCAAAAATATTTTTATTTATTCTCTACTTTACTATTGACTTTATTTAAACTCTATGCTATACTATGGTTACAGTAAGGACAGGAGGGAAAGAAAATGATGATCGTCAGCAGCCAGCGCTTCATTGATTGGGACATCGTAGAGCAGAAGATGGACGAACTGTCCCACAGCGGTGTCTCCGAGGTCACGATCCCCTGCTGGCCCATCGGCGAGGTGGACGGTGTAGAGATGGCGATTCAGTCCGACAAGCACCACACCCTGGCGGCGGCCCGGGAGCTCGGCCTGGCGATCCGCTACGAATTTTCGGACGATCCCGAAGGTTTGACCGGAGTCGCTGCTCTCGAGGCACATTATAATGACGGCGACTGGTACAACGTAGAGACCAGCGACCCTGCAAGCGATTCTTTCGACACGATTTGGTAAAAGGAGTATCTGCATGAAAAAAATCATTAACGGCCGCTCTTACGACACCGAAACCGCCCGGGAGGTTGCCTCCTGGGGAAACGCCGGCGGGTGGAACGATTTTGCACACCTGGAGGAAACCCTCTACCAGAAGAAAAACGGGGAGTTTTTCCTGTTCGGGGAGGGCGGCCCGATGACAAAATACGCCGTCAGCACCGGGCAGAACACCTGGAGCGGCGGGAGTAAGATTATCCCCCTGTCCTATGACTCCGCCCGTGAATGGGCTGAGGAAAAGCTGTCTGCCGACGAGTACGAGTCCATTTTCGGGGAGATTGCAGAGGACGACAGCCGCGTAACCGTCACCCTGTCGCTCTCCGCCAGCGCCGTAGAGTCCGCCAGGCGTGCGGCATCTAAGGCCGACATGAGTCTGAGCGCTTACATTGAATCGCTTATTATCGCCTGATTTATTCCGCCCCTTCGGGGGCGGTTCTTTTTTGCCTTCTCCGGCTCCTGCGCCGGTTGTCGGCATATGCGGCGTGTATTGTGCAATAGTGAGAATCAAAAGGCATATTTTTGTACATTCTGCCAATTGAAAACGAGAACCAAAAGGCATATAATATAACCATCAAGA